AAACTGCTAAAATTAAGAAATATAATGGGCAAGAGAATGACATTTATGAGTGTGCATTTATGGTCATGAAAAAGGAAGGTTTCTCGTACGGCTTTTCTATCGTAGCTTCATTCGAGGTGAAAGGTGATACCACAAAACTCACATCCCTTCGTTCCCAGCCAATCGATAGTGAAGAGTTGAATGATGTAAAAGCTTTTACAGACGGGTCCCCTGGTCAAGAATTCATTAAATTTGAGTTAGTCAAGGAGGTTGCCACACCAACCATAAGTGAGTTTGAAGAGGCTAAAAATAAGTTGATGTAATTGTAATGATCAACATCAATGACATTATAAAAATTGATGAAAAGAAGAAAGTGATTAAAAAGGAAATATATACTAAAATTTATGAACAGTTTTCTTCTAAGATAAAACAGTCAGTCGAATTTGGTCACAAACAAGTATTTTTAACAGTACCTCTCTTTTTAATAGGGTACCCTGTATTCGATAGATCATCCGCGTGTCGTTATGTGGCTAGACAATTCATAAGGGGTGGATTCACTGTCCAGTTTATAAGCGAGTATGATTTATACGTTGCATGGCCTAAACCCAAAAAGGTAAAGGGTAAGAATGATGATGATGACGACGACGATTCAGGATTTCCAAATCTCATGAATCTTAAGAAGATAGCGAACAAGTACAGGGGGGGTGCGTAGGAAATAAGCTTTTTAAAAACCCTATTAATCATAAATGGACTACTTGAACGTACTCGTCGAGGCTAAGAAGGAATACCTCGGACAGTTATGTCTCATCATGTGCCCCCCTATGATTGAAGTTTTTGATGAAATGTACAAGGAATCTGTTAAGATTTCCAAGGGACGGAAGATCCTCATCATGTTCCAGAAATTACTGAAAGAAGTTCCCAACTGGTCTAATGCAATGTCTAAACAGCATACGGATAATATCGCCGATAGGTGTGCCTGGTTCAATGATCTTTTAGCCGCTGTTTTTGTAGCGTGCACCAAGATTCTCTCAGCTGTTCGTCTCAAGGCGGGTAATAAGAAAATTTCACTTAAATTACCAACGAATGAAGTCTTCATTCAATCTTGTTACAATAACATCGCCAAGGATCTGTACAAGGATCCATACATTTTCCATAATGAACAAAGTGAATATACGCGCGATGAAAGTTTAACGATGCGTTTTTGTACCGCCATTGAAACCACTGTCAAAGAGTTGATTCCTGTTCAACAAATTCTTCAAACATATATGTCCCAAGAATCTAGAGATATAGATCTTAATGGTGAGGTCGAAGATACCATAGACCCGGACGTGGTAGATGAAATGGAAGAACCTTTAGAGGAACCTATGTGTGAACCGGTGGATCCTCAGGAGCTTACACCCCCCGAAGAGGGAGGACCCCCTGAAGTGGAGGAAGTATACGGACTCGCTAACGAGTTCAAGACCGTTCCAGGTGTTCATACTCAACCCGAGCTTGAGCCCGAGCATGAACCCGAACCCGAACCCGAATTTAGACCACAAGCCCAGGAGGAAGATGAAGGTGTTTTATTTGGTGACGCACCAGAGCAGCGTACAAAAAAACTTGCCTATAATTAAATGGAGTCGTTGTCAGAACATTTTCGTGACCCACTCAGTGCCGCATTGATTGCAGGTTTAATAACTGCTGGTTATATTCATCTCAAAGCTCACCTCAATAATGAAGGTAAATTAGAATTAAATAAATACACAAAACCCGCTGTCTTAAATGCGATACTCGTATTTTTCATCGTCTCTAATGGTTTAGGTAAAAAGGAGTCTATATCTACAGATCCTTTCTGAAACTTAAAGATTACAGGTTTATATTAAGAAAATGGCTTCCGTTACTGCGTTCAACGATATGATGGGTCAATTTCTTGTGGAATTGCACAAGACTCTTCCAGAGGAAAAAGGCATTAAGAAAATGTTGACGTCTTTCGACGTTTTGAAAACCGCCAACCCCCGTCTCGTTGTGGATGGTTTTATGAATGGTGTGACACCTTACGCTGGACATATCTCTTCCAAGGATGAACAGTTTATTCTAAAGGAAATTGAGAACATCGATTTTCTCAAGGATCTCGATGTAAAGTCGTATTGGTCCAAGTTATCGCATAACACAAAGGAAGCCACCTGGCAATACCTCCAGACATTATACATGCTTGGTAGTACCATCATCTCTATCCCCGCCGATACGTTAACCATGATCGAAGGGTTAGCAAAGGATTGTGCTGATAAAATTGAAACTGGGGATGGGGGGATTGACCAGGAGGCGTTGATGAAGATGATTGGTGGTATGATGGGTGGCATGGGTGATCCTGGTCAGGGTCTTCTCAAAAAATAAACCTTAACCTATATTAAATGAAAGCCTGGTTCGACGATCCTAAGCAACTCATCAGACGTGACCAAATTTCTCAATTTTGGCCGACTAGTGAGCAAACACCAGAAGATCGAATTAATGCAGCTTCCCGATTTATAATTTATATTGCTACCGTCATATTTTTAATTCGCCGTGATCCCAGAGTCTATGTTTTGGCTTTGACAGTTCTGACTGTTATTTTTGTTTTATACAAAACCAATATGGTGAAAGAGACGTCCAAATATTCAATGAAGACGACTTCTAACTGTCAAGAACCAACTCGTGATAACCCTATGGCTAACGTGCTCATGACAGATTACACTGATGCACCCAACCGTTTAGAGGCGTGTTATTACTCACACCCTAATAAGTTCGTCACACAAGACATACCTTTCGATTCAGGACGTTCTCGTTCGTCGTTACCAAAATTTCAGAAAAATGCTATAGAAAGGCAATTTGTGACTGCCCCGGTGAGTCAAATACCAGGCGATCAAACACAATTTGCTGAATGGTTATATGGACCCAAGAATGGACCGATGTGTAAGAGTGATTCCAGGTACTGCAATCCTGATGCGCGTGGTGTCCAATTAGAGGCTTTCGCCGGTCTCGGTGGAGATGGTGACATTAGAGGTCCCCGAGGTGGTGGTCGTGTGCGAGGTGGTGGCGGAACCTATAGTTAGATTAATATTCTCATGTAATAATAAATGGCGTATCAACTCCAACCCGGTCTCTCGATTGTTGAAAACGCTGGTGCCCTACCAAGTGTGAAAGCGACTGATGAGGTATTTGTTTACCCTCAGCCCAGTCAATTAAATTACGGTTCTCGACCTAACACTATGCTTTACGGAACTGCTCCATACAAAGCTGGTAAGGGCTCACCAGCTGAATACATAGAAGTCTCCGATCAACTTCGTCCCCAAGCCACTACCCGTTTCAATAAGGTTATTGTACCTACATTCGAGCGTAACCTTTTCCCTCTAACTGATATGTCATGCAAAGTTCCCCTTCGTACAAGAAGTTATGAACCTTCGAGCACCCGCGCTGAGCTCCAGAATGGTTTGTTTGACCAAAGATATATTAATAAAAATGTTAATAAGAAGTAAGAATGGCTGACCCAATTTCATTACTCGCCGTAGCCGGACTGGTCTACGCCGGGCGTTCTCTCAGTAAGAAACCTGAAAATTATACATCCATCTCCGAAAGATCTGAAAGCCCTAAGGAAACTCAGCCAGCTCAATTCCAAGATTTCAAGGAAAATGATTTTGTATCCCGAGTACCTGCCCAACAGAAGAAAGAAATTGAAAGTTTCGCAGATATCTCCAGGCAACAACGCAGTGGTGGTCAAGAAGTTTTAGATTTACGCAATCGTATGTATGACCAAGGTCGCATGAATAATCTCTCTCCCGTCGAAAAACAACTCGTCGGTCCAGGTCTCGGTGTCGGTGCTCATGTACCAGCTGTTGGTGGTTTTCAACAATCACTGCGAGTTAACCCAGTCAACGTGGGTGAATATAGACTCACTACATTACCAGGACGCAGTGGTCCTGCCCACGATGTTACAGGTGGTCGTTCGGCGAAGGTTGGTGAGTTGACACATAATAAGCCTGCCACCACTACTCACCTCCCTAGTCGATTACCTGCGATGCCTGGCCGCGCTCAAGGTATGTCGGGTGTTGTTCCCCGCACAGAGCATGAGAAGACTAAGAGAACTACCAACCGTTCGGAAACTGGTCTTCGTACCGATGGTTTAGGTTTCAATGGTGCCAGGCGCTTCATATCCGCTCAAACTATTGCACAGAATCCCACAAGGTTCAGGACTGATCGCAACGATGAACAATACATATACAACAATCAACCCACTCCAGGTATTACTAACTTTGTCGGTGGATACACTAATAGTGCAGCCGCGCAAGTTAACGCTAAAAGTAATGAGGAACTGATGAAATATGGTTTCCGCCCCGAAGATCGTCGTGGTAAACCTAACCGCATGGGTAACGCTGGTCGCATGAATGTGCGCGAGAGTGCTCTCAAGCAAGGTGGTAAGCTGACAGCGGTTCGTTCTGATACTACTCGCGTCGATGGTCGTGTCAACGCGGCTAGTGGTGGGTGGACGCAAAATTACAAGAACAACGAGTACCATCAGTTCAATGCCTACAAGGGTAACGAAAACCCCAACTCCAGGCGTCTCGATATTGCGAAGACACAACTTCAGAATAACCCATTATCTCACAGTCTTTCTCAATAAAATTTCACTTTGAATTAGATAAAAACACTCATTAAAATAGTATCCCGTTATTTTAATGAAGGTTCATAACCTTAATATCGATAGTAGTCAGCGCCAGTCGAATGTGCATCCATATGCTAATACCTATGTCATTCACTTAGAAAACCCAATTTATGACGTGTCTCAAGTTAAATTGATTTCTGCGCGTATACCTACACCACAATTAACAACATGTGCATCAAATAAAAGTTTCAGTGTAGATGGAACAGTCATAACTTTAGATGAAACCAATTATTCATCTGGAACTGTACTCGCTTCAGATCTCGCTATCAAATTGGCACCACCCGGATCCAATGTAGATTCCGTTGTATTTGATACCGATACAAATGGTCTAGTCTTCTCAAATACCATAGCCGGTGACAATGATTTTACATTTGAATTTCATGACGGAACGAATGGGCACACGAGTACTTCATCTTCCGTGACGACACCACACCAAGTTTTAGGGTTTGGTTCAATTGACCATGCGTCTACGAACAGGGTACTCAGGTCTGGTGCTATTAATTTAGATGGTCCTAATTCCCTGGTACTTAAGGTTACCTCAGGGTCAGATGGGTTTGATCAGGATGTATACACCTCTACACCCTTCTACACAGGTCATATACTTCTCAATGGTTCAGATGTTGTAAACTTTAATGGTTCAGATGATCCGATCATACATCACTTTCACTCTGGACCACAAAAGTTTATAAAGGAATTGACAATCGAGTTTTTCTATATGAGTCATGGACGTCTCATCCCATATGATTTCAGAAATCAAGATCATTTATTGAAATTTGAAGTGACGTGCTCTACTGATAAACTCGCGAATCTTACGAAGGTTGTACTCGATGATGTTTTACCGAAAAAGGAGGAAAAATCGTTAATAAGCATTCCAGAGGAATTTAAGAATCCTTATAACCGTGAGGTGTTTGTTTATATTGGGGTAATTACCTTCCTGGGTATATTACTGATTTCTTTCATGAAAAAGAAAATTTAACGGGATACCGCGTAGACGGGCTGCGCAGGCTTGGAAACACGAGTGGAGATGCTGGAGATCAGCATGTAGACCACGATCGAGAGGAGAGTGGTCAGGACAGCGGTGAGCGCGTATTGGGCACCACCATTCTTAGGCACCTTGACGACCTGGCTGATGGTCCAACGGACAACATCCATCCATGACATGGCGGCGGCGAAGGAGAAACCCGCCACGATCGCGTTGAGAGACTGGGTCTCGAGTTCTTGGGTGACAAGATTGACAGTCTTAAGAGCAGCCTTCATTGTGATTTGTATACTATAGCATGGGAAAATATTTTACTCTGGAAGTAGCTCTTCTTTATCGATTTTTTTGTATCTTTTTTTCCTGAGTGTTTTAGATTTGGTGAATAACTGTTCGTCATCTGACGAATCCGTAGTGTCTGAATCCTGATCATTACCTAATACTGTAAGTTTTGTTTTCGTATTCGAAAAATTCCAACCATCAGGCTCCCATACTGTCATCCTTATTAATAGCAATTTTTAAGATTTGCTCAGCTGGATTGCGCGGCTCCCAATTGGACCAGTTATCATACGCCTGGTTGATTTGATTGCATAGGGGGTTGTTTCCTCTATAACGTTTAAATTCAGGTAACTCGTTCTCTGGGACAACCTCAATATCAGAATCATCAGAATCATCAGAATCATACACGCCTGGGAATAAACTACCTATCACCTGCCCAACTGTATGCATCGCACAATACCTAGATGCGTATTGCACATCTTGTGAAAGAACTACATTTCTTCCACAAGCTTTAGAGTACTCTGCTGCGAGTATTACACTCCGTTCGAGAACTGGCATAACAATACCAGTCATTGCTTCCAGATATTCGATCGCTGC